TCGTCCACGTATTCGTGGGGAAGTCGTTTTGCAGGTAATCTTTGACCGCAGTGAACAGTTCAGTATATGTCACAGTTCACCTCAACCCATTGGGCCACGCGCCATCAATCCTTTGGTAGCCGCGCCAGTGCCACGAATCTTGATGCCAGTAGTCTTGGGCTCTTTATAGTTACCCTTGCTAACCACGCCACCAGCAATGTTCATCTCGTTCATGTACTGAGTGCCCGACTTCTCCGGCACCTTTGCTGTTACTTTTTTAGCGTCCATAGTATGTGGCTCCGCGTAAACAGCGGCTTGGCCTACTTCTTTGCCCATCATCTTTTTGCTGTATCCCATATCAGCCTCCGCGCTTGTAGGTGAACGAAGACTTTTTCTGATTTGCTACTTTAGCCAAACCACGTCCAAGCTGTTTCATCTGGAGGTTGGTTTTGCCCCCTTTAGCCATCTTGTGCATCCGCTTCTCATGCGCCTTGACTTCCGCCTTGGCTACTTTCTTCATGCTGTCCATAGTTGCTCCTACGAGATTGTCACGGTGCCTATCGCAGCCGTTGACGTTAAATTATTCGGCGTCAGCCCCACATCATTACCACTTGCTCCACCAACCGGAGCCCAGCCCCACTGAAACACTCGGCTACCACCTTCCGGGAAACCAAACGCTAGCAACCCTGTCCCTGGCATCTGCGTAATCTGCAAGCCGCTGTAGCCAGACTGCTGATAGCTTACATCCGGTCTTGGCTCGCGCACTGCCTGCGGGTCATTCACGGGATACAGGCCCAAGCTTAACTGCGGCTGGTCAGGCTCCCAACAACTTTTGCAAACCTTGATCGCCACCTGCTTGGTCTTGATCGTTAGCTTGCGCAACTCTTTCAGCTTGAAGCGAAACCCACAACGGTCACACTCCGCAATACTGTGTTTGCCGCTGGAAAACTTACTCGGCATACATCACCTGTAGAACGTCATGCGAGGCACAAATCGATCTGGTGCTTTCTCCCTATCCTCCGCTGCGGCCAACTCCCACGCTTCGTCATACTGCGACTTCAACATCATTACCCTGTCCGGATTGATGTCCGGCAGCTTGATCGACAGCATATATGCCAGCCCAGCCACCATGCAGTTTTGAAAGCGAAATGGAATATCTTCTACGTTTGTGCCTGTACCAGCATCGTACATCCGACGCAGTCGCCAGTACACAAAATAGTAATAGGGCGATGCCAACGTCCCCTGATCAGGCGACGGCCACACATTGATTTGCGGGTACAGCGGCGTAGCGCCCTCCGATCCCACCTTCTGCCCGCTCTGGCGGTTGACCCACACCTGAATCGGACGACCCTGTGTCAGCTTGTTCGGGATAGTCGAATACGTTGAGACCGAAATCCGGCTTATGTTGATATCTGTCTGATTAGATATCTGTCCGGGATTAGTGCGAATAACATGTTCAATAAGATCAACGGTATCAATAGGTAGATCATAAACGTATTGCCCTTGCACTAATGGAATCTGACCCTGCTCAACCGTCCACAGGTTAATGCCCCGGTTGGCCCATTCTGTGATCAGGAAGTTCAGCGTCCTACGCGCCGTGCGGAAGTCATAGCCCGTACGCAATTCCCGCCCACAACGCTCGAACGCCTCTTCGAAGAGTTCGTTTACGTCCGGGTTGAACGCCGTTGTGTTGGTTGTGAAAGCCATTACTTTTTCGCCATCCGCATGTTGTCGATCAGGTTGGGATACGGCCTACCAGCAGCTTTAGCCGCGGCCTTCGCAGCAGCCTTCTTCGCGGGACTGAGTTTCTTGGATTTGCCAAGACCCTCTGGGCGCGGCTTATCCCATACCTCGCCACCCTTCTTGTAGACCGTCACAGGCTCGTTGCCGTCCCGCTTCTTGATCTTCCGAATCTTGGCAGGGTTGATATCACCCATCCCGCGTGAGGCCATCATACGAGCCGCCCTCTTGTTTTGCCACGTTGCGCAATGCCATCGGCGCGAGCAGAAGCGGAAGATACCTTGCCGCCCTTTTTGTATGAATCGTCGTAATCTTCATTCATACGCCGCATCATAGCTTTTGGATCAAGATCGGCCCCAAGCTGCATTTCTCTCGAACCGCGACCGCCGCCACCGCCGCCACGCATACTTCTGTCAAACTTCTGCGCTTTTAATTCGTATGGCGCTAAAGAACCTTTATTGACTCGTTCTTTAACAAACGCGGGGTTCTCCAAATCTCTTTCTCTCTTCAACTGCTTTGCGTAATCCTCAACTCGCTTGAAATAAGCTTCGTCGCTAGCAGCCATCTTTTCTTTCTTTGCGTCTTTTTCAGCCATGACGGCCTCCTATCAGCAGTAGCCGCCTTTTTTCATACCCTTAGCAGAGCCAGCCATCTTGACCATCGCGCCCTTTGTTTTGCCCTTGGTGGCAACGCCGTCACGGCTAGGAGCAGCAGTCTTGACCGCGCCCATCTTCGATGCAGCAACACCGCCTTTAGCCATTTGAACAGGTTTCATACCAGCCGGTTTGCCTTTTTCGGTAAACGACATGTATTTTGCTTTTGGCTTCATGTCAGCTTCAGCCATCTCGTGTTTGATCATCGACTTCGGAGCGCCCTTCTTCTTCATGAACGACACTTCCTTTTTGACCATTGCCTTTGACTCTTTCATTTCGCCTCCTTCGGCTTTCGTGAATTCGCGCCCTACGCTCATCGGTACGCCAACCTTCTTGGAGAATGACGGACTGTGAGCGACAGCCCGCATGAACTTCTCTTGCTTCTTGCTGACCGGAGGCATCAGACAATCTTCCCGCGAGTCTTGCCGCGAATCGCGCAGCCATCAGCGCGGGCAGAGGCAGAACTCACAGCGCCGCCAGCTTTCATGCCTCGAGCTTCACGACGCTCTTCGGAGGCAGCTTCTCGGGCTGCTTTTCTAGCCACGCCCATTGCCTCTGAGTCTACCTGTCCGCGAGTTTTGCCTGCACCACTGGTTTCATTGCGGTAGTCTTTAGCCGCTTTGTCAGCCGCCTGCATAGCACCTTTACTAAGTGAAGTGCCATAGTCATCCTCACCAGTCATTACATTTTTAATTTTGCGTGGTATGTCTTTTTCTTTGGCATACAACCCAAGCATTGACTCGTTCTTTAGTTCGGCTTCTTTGCGAGTACGCTTAGCGCCGGGAGACTCGGGACCTTCGCCATATAGTTCTTTTTCCATACGCTGATGCGCTGCTTTAAGCTTTTCATCGGCTCTGGCCTGTTCAATCTCTTCCTTAGTTATAGCCATCAGCAAATCCTCCCACGAGTTTTGCCGCGCTGGGCGATGCCATCTGCGCGGGAGGAGGCGCTACTTACCTTGCCGCCGCCTTTAAAACCGTAAGCTCCGGTTCCAGTTTTGGTTGGATACGCAACCTCTTCTCTTACAGGGAATCCAGATGCGCCCGTGGCTTTGGCGTAGCCTTTAGCCATGCGACGGGCCATTTCATTCTGCATTTGCAGTTTTGATTTTTTTGCTTGCGCTTTTGGTTTTTCTTCTTTTGCGGGGGATGTGTAGCCGCCTTTATCTACTTCTCCGATATTTGATCCTGGCGAAGCAGCACGGAGGCGCTGAGCTACAGTTGGCCCTTCGTCAATATCTGCCTTTGTTAGTGTGCTATGCGGCACACTCATGCCGTCATCGCCGTATGATTTCACGCGTCGGCCAGAATAGTCGCTAGACTCTTGTGCAGCCTCTGGCACGGGAGTTTTGGCTTCAATATCCATTTTTGCGCGACCAGCACCAAAGCGACGATACGCTTCCGAGCGAGGATCATCGATGTTGCCCATCTTCAGACGCTCAAGAAAACCAACCTTTTCATTCTTGGATAAATCGAGGCCGCGCTGCTTTAATTCAGTTTCGCCACCCTCTTGATAGCGTTTTACCTTGCGCTTCTTCATAACACTCTCCTGTGCGATTCGATAAGCTGGTCAATCTTAGTCTCCAGCCGGTTAAATCTTTGATCAATGTGATCAGTCACCCGCTCTACTTCCGCTTTGGTTGCGGTCTCCCGCGCAATCTCTTCGCGAGTCTTGTTGATCAGGATCGTTATCCTTGCAAGCTCATCGCCCTGCTCTTTCATGCGGTCCTTGTACTGCCGATGAACCACGGCAGTCAAACCTATTACGATGGTAATAAGCAGGTTCCACAGCGCCAGCAAGACGGTAATAACAACGCCATCCATGTCAACATTTCCACGCACGAAGCGATTTGTTAATACGGCTATTCGGATCGTTCGCCGTTTTTGCCGACGTTAACTTCTTTTTCATCCCTGACATACGTGCGCAGAAAGACTTCTTCCTTGCGCCGCCTTCCGGCTGGGGAGGTTTCAAGTTCATGCCTTGCGCTTTCGCGGAGGCTCTCCCTTTGGCGTTCAAGCCACCCTTCTCGGACTTGCCCTCTTTCCTCTGCCATGCCGGAGACTTAGCCATAGAACACCGTCGCAGTTACCGATGAGCCACACCCCACAAAGATACCGTTAGGGCAGTAAATACCTTCGCCGGGGATCAAGATGGGCAGACCAACAGTGTTGAAGGTGTCGATTTCTAATGCAATCTTGCTATATGCCGTGACGTTACCACTTGTCGTAGAAACCACCAAAGGGTCTACACAAGTAAACGTATCGTCGCCCGTCTTCGTAATTTCATACGTACCATCTCGCGCTGTACCAGACGTAAAGTTCAAGAACACACGCTGCCCAGTAACAAAGCCGTGGTTCACTATCGTGACGGTAATTGTAGAACTAGGGTTTGTACGAGAATACGTACCAGACGAATTAACCGTTGGGTCGCATATAGCGGTATTTCTTGCGGACACCGTTGCGCTTGTTACCGTAATAGATTTCAAACGCACAGGAGTCTGCGTTACCAACAGTCCAGTGTTTGCGGCACGGGCGGATTTAACGTCAGTCTGCATCATGGCCTATTCCTATCCGTAAAAAATAGTCATAGTGACGTTAGT